CTGTCCACGTCCCACCTGTGGGAGATATTTTTGACCAATTATTTACCCTTACTGGGTCTATCTTTTGCCAAGTCAAACCCCCAGCAGCCGTTTGAGTAAACGAAAATTCCATATTTATATCAGGGGCCGCTTGTATCCGATTTGCAAAAGTGGTCTGTACAAACTCACTGCTCAAAGAAACGACATTTGTTCGTAACCTACCGCCAGAAGATGATTGAACAAAGTTAAAACTCATGTCCGAAGCTCCGGCCATAATCCCCGAGGCTACTTTGACGGTGATAAATGTGGAAATTATATCTACGGGTCTAGTTCTAATTCGGGCCGCATCGCTGGTTTGGGTAAAATCAAAAACCATAGCCACTTCTGCCGTAACTATTGGGTCACCACCTGCGGCTGAAATCGGAGCTTCCGCAATGGAAAATCCACTAATCATTGTTGTTCTCTACATTCAGGACAAGTGCATTTTAAACAATCCGCATCACCTTTTTCTTCGCCAGAAAAATATTCTTGCGGTGTAAAACCGTTTGAAAAATTGTCTACATAAATGATGCCTCTGTGGCAAGAAGAATTACAGCCCGTACATATGTTTTCCATTTCTAACCCCGTTAATTTAAGGCAGTAGTTCTAGCACTACTTCGCCTGCGCTAATCCAACTCAAATAATAAAGCAATTCGCGCCCGGAAAATGATGCATGGTTGGTATGACCGCTATATGTCGAACCGCTAGTCCACGCTCCTGTGCTGGTTGTGGCGTTACTTGCAGACACGTCTATGTAACTTCCCCCTCCACCGCCATATTCGGTACTGCTGTTATTTCCGTTGCCGCCGCCAGAATATCCGCCACCGCCGCCCATTCCGCCCCATGCGCTTGGCGCACCGCCGCCAAAACCGCCCGATTGCTTAGCAGACGTGTCGTAGGCAATGTTAAACAAACCACCTTGCCCGATAGCACCATTAGTTCCCGAAAACGCTTGTATAAAGGCCCCGGCTCCGGGCCTTGAAGCACTGGTGGCGGGACCGGGGTAACCACTGGGAACATAATAATTTCTAGTATCAGCATGTAAAGAACCCGGTCCAGCCCAACCGGCGGCACCCCCTGATCGGGAATTAGTCCAACCTCCGCCCACTCCCGGGGACTGTCCCGCCGTAGCACCGCTAGAGCCGTTACCGTTTCCCCCTGCTGTGGAAAATTGTCCGTTTCGTATAGCAATAATGCCGGTACTGGTGGTAGCGTGTCTACTCGCGGAACCTCCTCCAGCCACTAACAAAGGTAGGGCGTTACCCCCTGTCGTGGTAAGACTGCCCGGATTACTTAGCCGAGCCACAAAAGTTCCTCCGCCACCACCGGCCCAGTTGCCAGTGGCAGGTTGATAGGGCGGCCTCTGACCAACCAAAACGGCAAGAACTTGGTTTTGAGTTAGTGAAAAATCTCCCCGAACTGTGGCACCTCTACCCGAGCGTAATGAAGAGTTAGAGTATGTCCTACCGGCTGCTCCGCTAGCAGTAATCCTGTAAGTCCCCGTAGTAGGGACAGTCCAGTATTGAATACCTAAAAGAACACTACTGGGCGGATTAAAAACCCCGCCGCTGTAACCGGGTTGTGCCAAAACACTTGCTTGGGAAGGTGCAAAAGGCCCCTCATCCGGGGTCGTAAAAGTAAATATTTGAGGCGGAGGAGCCGCAACAGACGCCGCTAGCATGTGTGCAACGCGCAACATTTCTAAGACATATCCTGACCGGCAATAAACCCGTACCAGTTGGTGCCGCCATTATATGTTGTGAAAACAAAAATATCCACCGCATTCGGGGTGTTGGTTAATGTAGGCGCGGTGCCCCCCGGCCATCTTACCGAACTAGGCCAAGCAATAGTGTACGCAGTTCCCGAAGAATTGGCTGAGATATACATTGTTATGGAACTTGCTTGAGCGTTTGCAACTGCGGCAAAAAACATGCTTGTGATATTTGTTGTTCTTGTAAAAGAGTATGAACTAGCTGCATATCCGTTGAATTGCATTGAGGCGGTCGTAGTAGGGGTGAGATGCCGTTCTTTAATATTCATTTGATTTTGCTGCATATTAAGTTCGTAGGTCACACCGCCATTATTAAAGTCACATACCAGTGTAGACCCGTCATACACCTTTAAACCATACAGGCCGCATTCTAATCTAGAAGTAAGCGTTCCATTAGTTGCTCTGTACTGAAGTACTACGTTCGCTCCGGAAATTTGAAGGTCGCCTGTGGCTTGATCTCTAATTAAAGAGTTAGTTCCATTATGCGTGATAAAGAGGTCGTTTCCGTTCCCAAAAAAAATAGTTCCGTTATCAGCAATGGTAAAAGTACCGCTATAACCCGGGGTCATTGCGCCCGTTGCCGCAACATTAGTAACATCGGTAACGTCCGCACCGGCCTCAATACCGTCTAGTTTGGCCCCATCCACAGATATGTCCCGGCCATCAATGTTTCCAGAGGTTAAAAGGTTTGGTACAGTTACGTCTCCGGTAAAAACGGCTCCCGTCAACATCGCTGCACCCGCGGCGGTGACATTAGTTACGTCAGTTACATCTGCACCGACTTCTATGCCATCCAGCTTAGTGCCGTCTGTGGCAATATCGCGCCCATCAACTGTGCCTGCTACGGCCACATTCCCACTAGCGTCCCCAAAAACCAGTTTTTCCGCGGCAAGCGTAACAAAAATGTCTTTGTCTCCCGCAGACCAGTTTACTGCGGCATCTGCGTTGGTTGACTGAAGGATAGTTGTTCTCGCTAATGTTGTACCCGACGCGGTATATGTTCCAATACCAATTTCAAAATCAAGGCCGTCTGTACAACAGTAATAAGTTGTGTTCGTGTCACCTATTTCCGAAAAACTTTCAAACCCGTCTACCACGCCCGCCAAGGTGTACGCCCCTGTACCGGTTGTGGCAGTGGTTTCTTTAATACGATCTTTTAAAACAAGCGCCATTACCGAAGCTCTACCGTCAAGTTGTTTAGGTTAATTCTAAAAATATCCGTATCTTCAATTGTTTTGGAAGCGTCAAGGGCACCAATAAAGAGGATATTACCACCGGTTACCGCGTCTGCAATAAACGCGTGTGTTATAATGTTAGTTGTCCCCCCTGAAGCAGGCCAATCAATGTTGGCAGAGTTTTTCGCGGTTTGCGTGTCAACCCCTGCCCCAGTCACCGTCCAATTAGCTGCGGTGACGTTTTGTCTTGCGTAATTAACAAAGTTGGCTTCTGTGACTGTCCCAGCTTCGGGGTCAGTTACAGCGGTGGCTAGCCCGACATAAAGGCTGTCCCCCGGAGTGGCGAAAGAACCTGAGTTGTTGTTGAACAAAAACAACAAGATGTTTCTTTCTAGATAGGTGGTTGCGTTATTCGCCATTTAAATTTCTCCTATGTTCTAGGCCGGTCAGGAAGCCCACGCCGGTTTGCGTCACTGTTTTCTCTGGCTTCGGCCAAATCTTTTAATCTCTGAACTTCCTGCATAAACCTTTGCTCATACAACTGCATCATATCTCCCTCCCCCTTCATATAGGTATAAGCTTCCATTAAGGACCCGTACAAAAGAGTGTTCGGCGCGTTTAAACTTAACCATGTGGTAGGGGTGGTAATTTGCGCGGAAGTTGCGGATGCCGCGCTGGACAGGCCCGAAATAGTTTCCGTTGTCCCATAAGCTGCTCCCGTGCCCACGTTAAGCCCTAAGAAACCTGTCCCAGAAAGGGTTCTAGGAAATACTTTAATATTTGTTGCGGACACTTCACTTATTTGCGCGGTGGTTTGACTAGACGAACCGGTAACATACTCCCCGGGGGTAAACACCCCTGAAATTCCGGTTAAGTTAATTGTTATAAGCTCCTCTACTAAGCTTAGTGGTCTATAATAATAATGAAGCTCAACCGTGTATGCCGTCTGAGGGGTTGGCGACAAAATAAAGTTGTTTACATCAAATACGCCGTAGTATTTCGGCGGGGGAGCCGGAATAACATTACTTTCGTTGTTGTATTGCTGAAGAAAATTAACATCTTTCATTTCAAGAAATGTTTTAACCCCGGCACTTGTTAGCTGAAAAGAAAATGGGGCTAGATAATCTAATGGAACAGCTAAATAAGGGTCTCCGACGCTCAACGTAGAGGTTGCATTTTTGCGGAAAACCTCTAAATCCACTAATCCAAAAACTCTATCCTCGGCACTTTGGATAAAGTTTGGTATGTTAGTGACAAAAGACGTTTCCGTGTTTTCGGTAAAGTCTTGAATAGCCTGTTTTAATTGTTCGTATGTATATCCCATTTAACTCACCAATGTCACCGGTCCAGCGGACGCATTTTGACCACCGCCTCGTGTATTTCCGGAGGTTGCTGTCCCGGAGGTTGCCGTAAACGTGTATTTGTCTTGATCGGAAACCGTAATACCGTACCCCGCAGCGGATTCAATAACCTCTTTAGTAAACCCATCAAACCCAAAAACATTTCTAAACCTCACTATACTGCCTGTTGTACGCCCATGAGCAACTTCAGTCACCGTTATAATGTTTGTTCCAACTTCGCCCGACAAAAAAGGATTTAGCCCCAATAACCTAGCCACCTCTGGCTCGACTCTGTCCGGGCGCGCCTCCCGAAGTGCTTGTGGATCAGCCACTGTTCTAAAAGGTCCTAGCTGGGGTTGTTTTGGCTCAAACTCGTCCGGGCCAACAAGTAGCCCGTTCCATTCACGGCGCATGTCTTTATAGCGATACCGCAAACCTGAGCGGTCGGATATAGCATAAGAGTTTTTTCCTACGGAAAATCCAGACATTAGCTTGTCCTAAAGTATTGATATTGCGGAACTACATTAAAGGAAGAACGATCTCTGTCTTCTGACATGGCTCGTTCAAACTCTTCTTCGTAAATGGCTTTTAAAAGCTGTACTCGGTTAGGGGCTCGTTTAATAGATATGTAATAAGCCAGCCCCGCGGCCAAGCAGGGGTATAACCGAAACGGTACTTCAATTGTATTAAGCAAGGTGTCAGCGTCATCCATCCGCGTCAAAGCGTCATAAACAACTATGTCGGAGCCGTTTTCCGGTGTAGGCCATAATCTTAGTACGGGCGCTATCTGCCGATCTAGAAAAAATTGCGAAGGGCGGCCTTGCGTTGATTTGACGGGGATATTGAGATACTCGTCTCTGCTCATACGGGTTAAAGACAAATCTGTCCCATCCCGTCGAAGGACCACGGAAAGTATATCAATTGTGTCAGAGGTTAAAGTATATTCCCCCGTTCCAGCGATTAACGTTTGCGTCCTTTGGGCTATCGTCCATTGGTTAAGACCACGGTTAGCCCATTCGGCCAGCATCAGATTAATGGATCTCCGCGCCGTTTTATAGTCGTACTGAGTACGGACTTCTAAGCCACACCGCTCAAAAGCCTCTTCAATGTAATCGGATACATCTAACTCAAAATTTGTGTTACCAGAAACAGTCATTTCTTACTTTTTCTTAACCATACCGCCGCCGCGCATTTTCTTAACCATACCGCCGCCGCGCATTTTCTTAACCATACCGCCGCCGCGCATTTTCTTAACCGCACCACCTTTTTTCATCATTTTACGGGGCTTCATCGCCATTTTTTAATCTCCTGTAAAAATCGGCTCTTTCTTCAAAGAGCTCCGCCGCGTTATATTCTTCTAAATAATTATCATAGTAGCCTTTTTCGGCAAGTTTGTCTGCTGATTCTTGCACTTTAGATAATCGCTGCACAAAAATCATTGCGTACTCGTCTTCCACTAAATGAGTAAAAGTCTTGTCGTCTATAAAATCATTAGCCTCGTCGTGCGGATGAAATCCCATCACCCACATGTCCCGATCAATAAAAATACCTTTTGAAATAGCTTTGTTTAAATCATTCAAAGTATTGTGAAAAGTATCGGGGTCTTCGGAAAAATTTAAGTCTACTATAATAACAAGATCTAACGAATCTTCCCATTGCGACAAGGTGCTGTACAACGCCTGTAAGTTTTTGTCATACTTGAATAATATAGCTACTTTTTCATCCGCCCACGCCTTTTGTGCATATGGACATGCGGGCAAGCCGTTATAAAAATCATTTGGTGCGCTTAACGTGTGGTCAGACCACGCCATTATTTCTTGGCATATCTCTTGCTCTTTAGCGGTATTGAAAACCATCATATTCATGTTTGAACTACCGACCCTTTTGTGCGTTTTCTGCGATTTGCTAAAACAGCCCCGCATCCTCTTCCCACCGCCGTACCGGGGATGTTTCTACCACGAAAAGGTCTTTTGGGTGTTGTTTCGTAAGACACCGCGCCGCCTGACGCCATTTTCTTTACTTTGGCAGCCTTAGTGTTTGCCACAACCTGCTTTCCTTTAGCTCCTTCACGCTTCTTTTTACGCGCTGTAGCAGCGCGTTCCGTTTTTGTAAGACTTTGAGCTTTACGTCTAGGCAGACAACGATCAGGGTTACCCTTATTCTTTGACGTACCGCACGACCCCGCGATATTGCCCTTGCTATCAATTCTGACCCAATCTTCATCTAACCACTCCTGTAACTTCCCCATTATTTAACCCTTCCGCTTTTTTGACTTCTTGGCGTAATTAGGGTCTTTACAATACTTTGACGCCGCTAAATTAGCATAAGCACTGGGGTACGTGTCAAAAGTTCTTTTTGCCCACGCTTTGCCTTCCGGGCATATCTTACTGCCCTTACTTTTTGAGGACGCACTTTTTGACTTTCTAGAATAAGCCACTACAACAACCTCTGCAAAAATGGCGCAAGTACAACTAAACCGACTATCCACCAGAGCCGGTTATCTAATTTTTCAAGCTTGTTTTGAATGTCTTCGTAACGCTTATCGCAAGATTCTTCGTGCTTTTCAAGCTGCCGCAACACCTCTTCTGGAGTCATTTCCACCTCACCACGCCTTACAAGACCAGTATCTGGCCGAAAATTTATCTTTCGCGGTATCACAATTGTGCCGCGCTCTAAAATTTGATCTACGAGCCGGTTGGTCTTTTTTAATTGACATGTTTGGATCCCCAAAACGAACCAACTTAATTTGGTCGCCTTTCTTAGCCAAAACAGCACTTTTTTTCGACTTTCCGGGAGTACGTTTAGGCTTGTTAAAACCAGCAAAAGTTTCACCCCTATATTTAATTCTTCCGGAAGGTGTTCGGGTCACATTTTTTATCGTTGCCATGAAAAAAACCCTAGTTAAAGAAAACGGTGATATTGTCCATGTCTGTTATCTCCGCGTAACAGTTTTCGGTAAAAAGCAACCCTTCGTCAGGAATATAAATGCTGTCATCGGTGTTTTGGTGAAAACCAAGTTGAAGTTTCACGTCTCCCGCGGCTCCGCCGTTCCTTAAAATTATTTCCCCCGTAACGGCGTTTGAGTGGTAATGGAGGGCTTTTACACGGGAACGACCCGCAAAAACGGTTCCCGAAACCGTTAAATATACTGCTTTTATGTCGGAAGCCATAAGAAACTCCTAGTTAAAAAAAACTGTTACAGACGTACACGCGGTAAAAGTTTCTACGAAAATATCAGATACCCTGATCCCTTCATCTGGAATGTTTACTGAATGGGTGTCATCTGCGTCTAGGTCCATGTCCAGCACAGTCTCTCCGCCATTACCGTCAGTGAGGGTAAGGCGGGGAGTTCCTGTGGTGGTTTTTATTTGGACCTGACGAATACGGGCGGGGCCGACTCCGGCGGAGCCTACCCCTGTCAAACGCTTTGACTTTACGTCAGAACCTGCCATTTTGGCCTCCTGTTATACGAGGTTTCGGTTCTGCATATAAAGCACCGTAACCGTTGCCGCGCCAGTACCGTCTCCGGTTGCACCCGTGAAGTCAGCTAGAACCTGAAGATCAGTCGCGCCTACATTTGTAGCTTCTGTGTCGAGAGTTCCACGAGTTGTTCCTACGGCTTTCACGTCCACATCAGCCAAAAAGGCATCCGGATCAGCGTCAGTGCCGACAGAAACAGTGGCTGCGCCAGTGTCATCGTTTGCAGTGGTTACATTAAGAACAACGTCCACAATTTGTGAATTTGCTGGAACTGTCGCACAAACTTGGTTTAGCTCGCTCGCGCCGGTAATATCCACCAAAATGGATTGTCCCATAAGAACAAAGCCCGTGTTTACTACGTCTGTTCCGACAGTAGTTCCTGTTGTGTTTTTGATTGTTCCGGCCTTAATAGGACCGGAAAAAGTAGTTGTCGCCATTGTTTACTCCTGTCGTGGCTAATGTCAGCCCCACACTGGGGCTGTCAGGTATGTTTTTACTATAC